AGAAGATAGTCCAACCGCACATTAACGTAGATACAACAAATGCAAATGTTTTCATAGCATCGCTTCCTCCATGTTTTGTAATATTTCTTTCGTCTTGTTTTCTTGTTTAAAAAACTTTTTAGTCCAACCATAGTCGTTGACAAAGTGGTCGGCTTCTTCTTTGTGCTTAACTACTCGTATCAACTCATCATACTCGTTGTATATCTTATACATTAGCAGTCTCCATAAGTTTGTCCATATTTAGCTTCACAAGCCACAGGTAATCCTTTAGCCCAGTCTGGTGGTGTCGACATGACCTCGACGATTCTTGCTAGAGCCTCTTCTAATTCATCTTCGGGTACTACACATACCGCCGCGTCATGCACGGTTAATACAACTTCATATATCTTTGATATTTCAATCATCTGCTGACCAACAATAATCCTAGCTAATGCTTGCACTACGTTTTCCACAACTGAACCGCCCCATAAAGTGACGGGCCCTTTGCGTGATTGATATTGGTAATAGCTTTTAGACTCTTCAGTGATGTATTTAAGGTCAGGATATCTGAGCCATAGTTTGTTTGGCAGTTGTATACCTTCGGGGGTTACTAATAAACATCTAGTTCCCTTTGCGCCATACCAATACGGCTTCTTATCTTTTTCCCAGCTATGTAAGTCAGCAAGTAAATCATCGCCCGCATTCCATAAATCTACAATCTTCTTGTTCTCTTTGCGGTATAGCTTAACAATCTCATCACACTTGTCTTTCGTAAGGTCAGCTCCAGGAGGTTGTGTCTTTAGTGTGTGTTGTAACTTTAACGCACCAGTCCCATATCCCAGCCCAAGTATGCACGTCTTGCCCACAAACCTTTCAATAGGATTCTCTTTGGTGATTGTTTGCTCATATATTTTCGACGCAAACTCGGAGTAAACATCGTTCCCATTGGCAAACGAATTGACCAGCTCTTTCTGACCCGATAGCCACGCAAGGACTCTAGCTTCAATTTGCGACGAATCACAGTTGATAACGACATACCCGTCAGGAGCGACAATGGCATTTTTAAGAGTCTTTTTCTTCTTGTCACGACTCGGTAAGTTTTGGAAGTTAACCTTGTCCGATCCCGCCCACCGACCTGTATGTGCGCCATAATATTTAAGGGGGATTGGTAAGAAGCCCTTATTCCTTGCCCCAACGTCGATAAATCTTTCAATCCTACTCTCCTCAATAGTTGATTTAGTTCCTAGACGCACGGCGCATAGTTCTTGGATAAATGGGTCTTCATGCTCGGTGAGTGAGATAAAACCTTCATCATTCTTAGCCAACGCATAGGTCTGCTTGCCTGTAGTAACGCTTGTCTTCATTGGCACTTCAATATTAAATTCTTTAAGCAACTCAGCAAACTGTTTATTACTAGCTAACTTCTTTCTTACTGCCTCTGATGTATCGCACTTCATTCTAACCATCAAGCTTGATAGTAAATCTTCTTTCTCTGCTCTGACTTGCTCTAATCTTTCTTGCAACAAAGCATCGTCTACTTTGAGTTTTGGTTTAATAAACATCCGTAGTGTCATGTCTATCAAATCTAATTCATCTTGAGGAAAGGGCGCACTAGACAATTCATGGAAAAGCTTAAAAGTTAACTCCACGTCGTTCTTGCAATATTCGCCATATTGGACAAGCTCGCTATTTGTGAAGCCAGTTCTCATCTTCCCATAAGCGTCTTCTACCTCAGTTCCCTTGACACCCAAGCCATAGCGCTCAGCCAAAGCCTTGAGCGAACCACCAGCGTCAACTCCATGCACAGCTCTTGCCATACATAAAGTATCGTAGTAATAACTAGGCGATAGTTTAAAAATCCAAAATAAGATTGCGCCATCGAACATAGTATTGTGGCAAAGCAACGCAGATTTATTTAGTTGTAGACTCATCAGGTATGACTTTATTTCGTCATGTGTACCACTAACCCAGTTCGCTGCGGCATCGTTAACCTTAACCCCAACCCCGATCACTTCAAAACGCTTATCCCTGATATACTCCTCAGTTGTCTGCGTCTTGAAGCCCAAGTCTTTGTCGTAGTACGTTTCAAAGTCTAGAGTGATTAAATTCATATACCTAAACTTGCTTTCTTTTTAGCATACTCAGTTATTGGCATACCAAGTTTCTTAGGCGAATTTGTGAAGCCAGTTTTTATATCTGTCCACTCCTCCCCATCAGGTTCTTCTAGAGGCACTAAGGTTTGCAATACTCTCTGATTAAATTCTTCTAAGCGAAGTTGTTTTAATCTGTCATGTATTGCACCTTTCTCGCCCTCACTTAAACTATCACGAAAGTAATCGGAATATATAAACTTCCACTTCTCATTACCAAACATGAATTCATCAGGGTGTGTATCCATCCTCGCCAATATTATCTCTATACCACTATTCATAATTCGCTATCCTTACATTTTGTATAGTTAAAAAAAGGGGAGTGCCGAAGCGCCCCCCAAACCCTACCACCAATTAACTTTTTGCTGATTCGTTTTCTACTGCACGATTCAAATACCACTGTGCTTTCTTTAAGTCATCTAGCTTAGAACCTTTATAGTTTGACCTAGTAATATACTTAACGACGTTACCTAAATGGTAGTCCAACTGTTTTGCTTCAATGAAGTCAATCGTCTCAATACCACCTACCTTGTAATGTGGGGGATGATTGATAGCATCTATTCGGGCTACTACTTCTTTTATCGTATCTTTATATCCTGTGTGGACAGGATGACTAACTTCCGCTACCACCTCGTCGGCTTCTTTCTTAATCGCCCTAGCCTTAGACATTAAGACATAACCATAAGACAACGCTACTTTAAAATGCTTAGCTACTTGTCTTCCTGTTGCTTTAGGATTCTTATTTAAAAAGTTTGCTACCTCTAATACTTTAGTATCTTTACTCATTTACTTTCCTTTCGTATTTACGTTTAATTGCTACTATTCCAGCTTCATCATTACTACTCTTTCTTGCTAACATCATTTCATCTGCGAATCTATAACAGTCTTCTGCGTTTGTACCTGTTACTGCTTTAAACATCGCAAATAAATCTCTTAAATCATCATCACCTATCATTGTTATCTCGATTCTTTTTAAAGAGAAAATCAGTTCTTGTTTCGCTAGGGGGAATCCAACCTGTCTTTTTCCATGTGGTCATTACATCCGAGCCACCTCTATAAACAAAAGTAGAATTCGTATCTATCGCTAATGAATGTTTAGGTTCAGGTTTACTCTCCTGACGAGTCAGGATTCTTATTTTTTTCAACAAGCTCATACATAGTCCTTTCAAATTCGTTAATGTTATTTTCATCTACTACAAATGCCATACCACCACAATACTGTATGTCTTGTAAGTTATCTAGCTGAAGTGCAGTGGGCTTATTACCTTTAGCCTTGCACTCAACTGCGATAAACCTACCTTCATAGCAAGCAATAATGTCAGGTACACCACTCCTACCATACCCTCCTGTTACTGGGGTAAAGTTATAAGCATTGATATGGTCTAAGATTCTTTTAACCTTTACTTTCACTCTTCGTTCTGGAGTCATGCTTCACCACAAGGAGTTATAACTGCATTTATGTTATAGAAAGTTTGACTGCTTGTTCTACAATGGAAAGTCACCGTATCTAAATTTTTATCTACAAGAGAACCATCACGAGGATTAATAGGAATCATGTTTTTGTATTTAATATTCGGTATAGATTCAGTAGCCACCTTGAGCATGGTTAGTAATGCTTTTATATGACCATGTTCTGCATCATCAAAATCCTTAAATCGTTTTAATGGTTTGATAACTTCATACTCTTGGCATTGCCCAAAATGTTTACCGCCTCGATAATTAACTCTATCCATACCAACTTTTCTTTTAAGAACACCAATCAACAAATCATTACCATCAATACCTGTAGAGCCAATGAAATAAAAGGGTTGCTCGTAAATCCTTTCACATTCTTTATTACTTTCTAACCTAATTGTATTAGCTTTATTATATTTGTCAAGTGCTATTTTACATTTGTTTAAATCTAACGCTACCCCTTCTACATCTTTACCATCTAAAAGTCTTGACAGTAATACATGGATATCATCAACATCTACATCATGTATTCTTTTACTAGTATCCCCAAAACTTTCTAAGTATATGTACCTAGAATGGTCTAACTCATTATATAAATGTGCTTGCAGTTCCGCAGGGGATAAAACAACACGTTGCTTTTTTATGGTTGCCATCAGTGATGATAGTTTGCAACTAAACAAAGTTTCTTTATCACTAGTGCTACCACCTCTTTCTTTGCAGTAGAAAGGAGTTCTAAAGTTATACTTAATCCCCCCTCCTAAATCTTTTTCCGTCCATACATTACAAAAAGCTAAGCCATTACCCTCATAGCCCATGTAAAACTCATCAGGCTCTCTTGTATATGTCTCACCTTTACCTACGTTAATTACTTTTAAACCGTAAGCATGGTTTAGTTCCATTATGAGTTTCTTAGTTGGTGAATTATCTAGATGAGCCACTAGCTCATCAGTATCAAAACCTTCCATTATTAATTTATGCATGATGTTTTTTCCTTATCTATATTGTTCGACTTCTTTACCGTTAACAGTAATCTGTATACCCCAAGTACTCGGAGGATAGTACTTACCTTGTTCATGTTCTACTACTTTCATTACTGAGGGATTCGCTTTGTATACTTCCTTATTCAACCTACGCTTAACCGATAAGAAGAATTTATCTAGTTCCAAGTCTCCACCCCAATAATGCTTATAACCACCACCACCAATTTTTTTAGATGAAGCATGACTTCTCAATCTCTGCCAAAACCTATCTATATCGTATG